CACCCAAGCATCATTAGCTGAGTTTCTAATCTTTAAAACACTACTTGATGTATCTACCCATAACTGATGTGCAAAGGTAGTAGAAGGTGCTGTAGCACCGCTATTTACTGTTACTATTGCAGATAAAGCATTGTTTAAGTCTGCTCTAAAATCTGCCCCTGATTGGTTTGCTAAGTTGTAATCGTGTTGTGCCATATTAAATCTCTGTGTCTTATTAGTTTACTATTACCATGTGCTTATCGCTACCCTCTTCCATGTGTTTGTTGCGGTGCATACATATATGTAGTTTGAATCATATACTATTGTTCCTGTTGTACCTGTTGCAGTAGCTGATGCTGGTGTTCTATTTCTAATTCTTATACTGCTTATAGTGGCATTGATTATTCCTTGCACACTTAGGTCATTATAAATTGTAGCATCGCCATCTATAACAACATCTACTAAATCGGTATTACCAGTTACAGTTAAATTACCATCAATATCAGTCTTTGGTAAATCAACGGATGGGGTGCCAACGCCATTAGCAGCTTTAAATGTAAAAGTTGCTATAGTACCTGATGCTGTAGAGCCATCATAACCCTTACCTTTGATATAAAATTTTGATTCAGCACTTCCAGTTGTTACATAGCCATTAGCCCAATCAGATTCTAGTGTTATAAAGTCTGCAAAGTAATCTCCAATAACATCATCTCCAAAAGTTAGTTTTACACTTCCTAATGCAGAGCTTTGGTCTTTAAATGTTATAAGTTTATCTGCTGAACCTTCTATGTATAAATTAACATCATCATCTCCACCAGTGCCTAATGACCAGTTATTAGTGCCATTTGAGTTCCATAAAAATCTATCTTCTAAGTCTAATCTAGTGTTTATTTGAAAGAAGTTTTGTGTACCACCGCCTGCTATAGTTCCATAATCAATAACATTAGAAAGAGTTTCACTGCCTATTTCAACCTCAGTTGTCTTAACTGGGTCATCTGCAATGGTGAAGGTTTTAGTTGATGCGTTAGATTCAATACCAACACCATTAAAGGATGTGATGCTAGCTTCATAGTTAGAACCTTTGGGCAAGAAAGCTAAATCAACCGAAGGTGTGTCTACAATTTTGCTAAATACGTTATTGCTCGAACCATCAACAACATCAACCCTAAACTCTCTCACTGGAAAATCAGTGGGCTCAGTCCAAGTTAAAGTAGGTCTGTTAATAGAAGAAGCATCTGTGTCTGTAAATACAATGGTATTTGCTTCAGGTGGGTGTATAGCACCTATAGTGGGTGGATGAGCTATAACTGTTCTTGGCTCTTGAGCAGGCACTTCCCATGTATAAACATCAAAATATTCAATTAAACTTACAGATACAAGTCCACTTGCTTGTAGTTCTAATGCTTCTACTCTGCAAATTTTTACATTAAAATTTAAAGGAAAGTAGGTAAGGTCAACGATATCGCCAACATTAAGTTTATACATCTCAGGGGTGCCTAAGAATTGCATGGTAATCTGATTTCTACTTCTAGTTAAAATAGCTTTGCCCATATTATAAGCAATGTATGGGTCTGTAACGTAAGGAAATTCAGCTTTAATCTCTAGCACCTCACCATCATCTGAATAGTATTCAGGTGAAGCATCATGTAAAACTGTGGCTGTATCTAATTCATATTTTTTATTAGCATTAAAGAATTCAATTACAACCTTATTTGCCCTTTTGTCTTTATTGCCATAATCAACTGATATACCAGTATCAGCTATTATGTGGTCATCTGTGATACTAAATGTAGATGTGCCTGTGTCTTCTATTTGTAATTCGTATTTTCCATCAACATAAAGAAAAATACCTCGCATATTTGCAAGAAGCTCTTTAGCGTTATCCATAACATTTTTATTGGTATCAATATAACCATTACAATGAAATCTTTTAGTTCTACCTTTTATTGTTCCAGCTTCATTAGTGTAATCTTCTGATAAAATATCATTAATATAAACTCTGTTCTCTTGGGTTTGGTCATAAAACTCGTAACTTGTACTATCCTTAATATCTGTTTCATCAATAACCAAATCACCATTTGAGTCTCTTATATCTAAGACTTCATCTATTTTATTTTGAAACCAATCATCATAATCATTGATAACAATATAATCATTACCCGTATTTCCACTCCAAGTAACATTCTGATAACTACCATTATAATAGGGTTGGTCTACTAAAACATCACACTTGTCAGCAGCAGCACCAATAGTAGTCATATTTATTTGTGATGTTGCCAAGCCTTTACCATATTCATCATTTTGTATGTAGTCTAAGAAACATAGGGCTGGGTTAGATGACCATCCTGTAGAGCTATCTCTTGGGTCAAAAACTTTTTTACCTTTAACCTGTACTGTAATTTGTGGAACACCTTTATACATTCCCTTTTTATCGTAATCAAACGATGCAGCTATATAACAAATACCATTTAATTTATGTGCTGTTGTCCATTGTGAACCAATAGATGCTGAAAGCATGGGGTCTACTGTTTGTGAAGATGCTCCATGATGTAGGTTAAAAACAAAAGAATATCTAAGAGCTGGATTTGTTCCCAAGTTACCAGCACTAGAATATTGATTATCTCCAACTTGCGATGCAGTATTTAAAGGTCTATGGTTGTTATAACCTGTTTGCCCATATCTATCTGAGCCTACATACCCACCGCCTTTGTAGATATTTCCATCATAAATGCTATTGCCATCAATCTCTATTGAGTTTGGAATAATCTCATCACATTCACCAACTGCTAATGCATACACTACAAATAAATCTCTTGACCTGTTTTGTGCTGTGTCCATGTAAACAATTTGTGCACCAACCCTTCTTGTTCCATATATGACTGGTATCTTGCCACCAGCAGCAGTTTTGTTAGCTAAAATGTCCTGACCTTTAGACATCATTTGTCTAGCTTGTAAGAACCCTTTAACACCTACAACAGCAGTTATGATTGTAAAGGCTGTATAAATTGCTTGAGCTGTTTCGCTAGCCTGATAAGCCTTATAAATGTCTACAAAAAATTTTACAACTTTATCAAGAGCCATTAGCTACCCCACCTTACATCTGATTTTACTTGTGTAGCAAACTCTAAACCTTTATCTCCTGAATACTCTGCTTGTTGAGATTCATCTGAATAATGTCTGCCTTTTGTTAAGTTCCAATTTGCCCAATGTGAAGCTACAGTCATTGCTATTACAGAATTTTCCAAACTTTCTGAAATAGCTACACTTCTGATTTGACCTGTAAAATAATTTATAGCACCAACCAAAGTTTCATTACTGTTAAAGTAAGCTAAATATATTTCTACTGTTTTATCTGTAAATGCACCGCTTTGAACTAAATTTCTTACTTGGTTAGTAACATTTGAAAAACCAATATTAATTTCATCTACTTGTAATTGCCCTGTTTCTGCAACTGAGTCTACTGTTAAAAAAGAGCCACCAGCTTCGTAAGAATTAGAATCATAAGTAACATCTGAATACCAATCAGTTAATCTTATGGTTGTAGATAAACCTAATTCAACAAGAAATGCTGTTTTGGTTTCTTGTGCTGATACTTGTGTTTGTAAATCTGTTGATAAGGTTCTTGGCATTATGTTATTACCTCTCTAACATCAAATGAAATGCTGTAAAAACCACTAGCATCTGTACTATACATAATATCATTATTTTCAAGATATACAGTAAAAGATGGCTTGTTTACAGTTACAGCTTCATTATTTGCTAGAGAGCTAACAAGATTTGGAGATATTTTTACAGCAGCTTGACCGCTAGAAGCTGTTACCTCTTCTTGCACTATATAAACTTTAGAATGACCAGCAAATTTTATTAAATCACCTGCTCTTAACGCGTGGTTTGTGTGTGAAAAACCATCCATGTTTACAGTATCAACCCCTGTTATATGTGCGGTGTTTACAAGTATATCTGTTTCGTTTTTGCTAGTTCCTAAGTTATCTAATGGTGCTTGTATTGTAAAGTTACCAATAGCTCCTTTTTGTTTTTGTAAAAAGGCAAATATTTCTTGAGCTTTTAACTGTTCTAATGGTGGCATTTGTACTGTAAATGAAAAGTATTGAGCACCTATTTGTCTTGCAGACTTTTTGCCTGATAGGGTTTGATTCAGTAATGTAGGTCTATTGTCTTTAAAGTTTAATGATCTAAAGTTTGGGTCTGTAGGAAATGCACCACTCATTATACTATTCCCATTTTGCCTTGAGTATTCATGGCATTGTTAATTATTTGTGTTATTAATCCTTTTCTTGATGTTAGTAACTGGTCAAATCCAGCAGCATCAACTGTTGATATGTTGAAGTTTACTGTGGGTGCTGATTGTTGAGCTTGTCTAGGCTGTGCTTTTGTGTGATCTATAACAGTTTCGTTAGGATGTAGTATACTTAAAAAACCTCCTTTATTATCAAGACCACCTGCTCTTGCTCCCATACCCGTAAAACCACCACCTTCATTGCTTGGTAATATTGATGGCAGGTTTAAGTTTTCTCTTATTTCAATCTGTCTATCTCTTGTCTTTCCTATAAGGCCTCCAAAACTAGCAAACATTTTATCTATAACAAGTTTTTGAACAGCTATTCTAATAAGCTCACGAACAATACTGGTTGCAAAGTCTTTAAAGCTAGCCTTACCCTTTTCTAAAAATTCCATTGTAAGATTTGTCAACCCATCATAAGATTGTTTCATTATGTCGTTAATCTCATCCTGCATTGATTTTATGCTTGCTGCAAACTTACCATAACCATCTTCAGCAGCTTTTAAAAACTTTTCAAATGAAGATATTGCACCAAAACCACTTTTATCATCCCCTCCATCTTTCCCATCTCTTCCCAAAAGAACGTCTAATATAGAGCGAGTTTCTGTTTTCTCTATTTTTTTATCTAAATAAGCTTGAGCAGCAGCTGTTACAGCATCTATCTTTTTCTTGTTTTTACTCTTAGCACTCTCAACATCCCCGAGAATATCGAACTCAGGCAAATCTTCTCCAAAACCAAATAAAGACCTAATTTTATTAAATGATCTTATAAATTTATTAAGTTCTTCTTTTGCAGAATTAAATGCATCTCTGAAACCCTGTCTAAAAGGAAGTATTAAAAGATCATGCAAAAATGTACCGATTCTTAAAAACGCTTCTCTTTTCTTCAAAACAAGAAAGGGAAGCCATTTTTGGGTTATTAGTTTTACAGCGTGTATTATTTCATCTCTAAATATATAAATGGCAGTTATTGCTAAAGTTGCTCCAACTACAAATGCTGTAAATGGATTTGTAGCAGCAAA